CAGGAGCAACTGGAGCAACAGGCGCAACTGGTGCAGGAGTAACTGGCGCTACAGGTGCTACAGGATCACAAGGAATTCAGGGAGCAACAGGCGCTACAGGAGCAACAGGAGCAACTGGAGCAACTGGAGCAACAGGTTCAATAGGTTCTACAGGAGCAACAGGAGCAACAGGAGCAACTGGAGCAACTGGAGCAACAGGAGCAACTGGAGCAACAGGCGCAACTGGTGCAGGAGTAACTGGCGCTACAGGTGCTACAGGATCACAAGGAATTCAGGGAGCAACAGGCGCTACAGGAGCAACAGGAGCAACTGGAGCAACTGGCGCAACTGGTGCAGGAGTAACTGGCGCTACAGGTGCTACAGGTCCTGCTGGAAGTGGGTCAACAGGAACTCAGAGAGAATTTAATATTAATATTCCGGTAACAGACTTTACATATAGTAAACAAACTATAAATTTTAGTTCTACCTTAACAACTATAATTCCACAAAGTACTATAACCGCAGAACTAGATAATTTTACAGACAACGCCCAAGTTTATACATTTGGTCCATCTATACCTTTACGCGGGGTTGCGGTTGGTTCCGGAACAAATACTTTGGCGTATTCGTCCAATGGCATTACATGGATTGGATTAGGAGCAACTATTTTTTCTAGTTCTGGACAGAGTCTCTTGTGGAATGGGACTCGTTGGGTTGCTAGTGGTACCGGAACAAATACTATTGCGTATTCGTCCGATGGTATTACTTGGACTGGAGTAGGATCAACTATTTTTTCAATCACTGGTCGTGGTTTTGCGTGGAATGGAACCCGTTTTGTCATGACTGGTGAAGGAACAAATACTCTGGCGTATTCGTCGGACGGCATTAATTGGACTGGAGCAGGAACAAGTATTTTTTCAGTTCGTGGGCGTGATGTAGCGTGGAATGGAACCCGATTTGTTGCGGTTGGTGAAGGAGCAACAAATACAATTGCGTATTCGTCTGATGGTATTACTTGGACTGGAGCAGGAATGGTTTTTTCACTCGCTGGTCGTGGTGTTGCGTGGAATGGAACCCGATTTGTCGCAACTGGTAACGCACCCAACGACATTGCGTATTCGTCTGATGGTATTACTTGGACTAATGTAACAAGTGGTATGAGTGGGGGTGCTTCATTCGGTATAACGTGGAATGGAACCCGATTTGTTATGGGTTGTAACGGAGCAAATACAATTGCGTATTCAAACAATGGCATTACTTGGACTGGAATAGGAACGTCAATTTTTTCTAGTAATGGAAATTTTATAGCGTGGAGTGGAAAACAATTTGTTATGGGTGGTACCGGAACAACAAATACAATTGCGTATTCTCCCGATGGTATTACTTGGACTGGATTAGGAGCAAGTATTTTTTCAACTTGGTGTTCTGATATAGAGTTCAACACAACCCGCCAACATACAATTACATTTCCGTCAATTTTATCAGTTATGGGCGGTCAAGGGGCGTCGTCGATAGGTGCGTTGGCTTATTCAAGAGATGGTGTTACTTGGATAGAAACGGGTTCAGGTATTATAAGTTCAATTGTAAAAGATGTAGTGTTTATTGGAACAAAATGGGTTGCGGTTGGACTAGGAACAAATACTATTGCGCAATCGCCCGATGGTATTACTTGGACTGCTGTTCCAAATTCAGCAAGTATTTTTTCAACTCAAGGAAACGGACTAGCGTGGAATGGAACCAGATTGGTTGCTGTTGGTGACGGAACAAATAGTATTGCGTATTCGTCCGATGGTATTACTTGGACTGGATTAGGAACTTCAATTTTTAGTTCAGGAAACGGAGTAGCGTGGAATGGAACCCGATGGGTTGCGGTTGGTTCAGGAACAAATAGTATTGCGTATTCGTCCGATGGTATTACATGGACTGGAATAGTAGCAGATACTTTGACAAATTTTGGTTTAGGGTTTGGATCGGATGTAGCGTGGAATGGAACCCGATGGGTTGCGGTTGGTGGCGGAGACGTAAATACTATTGTGCATTCGTCCGATGGTATTACTTGGATTGGATTAGGAGCAATTATGTTTACAACTTATGGAAGCGGAGTAGCGTGGAATGGAATACGATGGGTTGCGTCTGGTTTGGGATCAACAAATACTCTGGCGTATTCTAGCGATGGTATGAATTGGACTGGAGCAGGAATAACAATTTTTTCAGTTTTTGGTCGTGGTATAGCGTGGAATGGAAACAGATTTGTTGCTGGTGGTAACGGAACAAATACAATTGCGTATTCGTCCGATGGTATTACTTGGATAGGAGTAGGAGTAAGTGTTTTAGTAGGTGGTGGGTTCAGAGTAGAGTCGAATATTAACAAAAACTCTGTATATATACAACACCCAACTATTGCGGTTGGTTCCGGTGGCTCAGTGGCAGTAAAAAATACTATGGCGTATTCAATCGATGGTATTACTTGGACTGGATTAGGATCAAACACTTTTTCTGATAATGCGTATTGTGTAGCGTGGAATGGAACCCGATGGGTTGCAGGTGGTGGCATTGGAACAAATAGTCTTGCGTATTCCAGCGATGGTATTAATTGGACTGGAATAGGCTCAAGTAGTTTAACTTCTTGTCGGGGGGTAGCGTGGAATGGAATACGATGGGTTGCAGTTGGTGACCCAGTAGTAAATAGTATTGTGTATTCGTCTAATGGTATTACTTGGAATAATGCAGCAACAACCCCCTTTTCATCAAACTCATTTGGTGTAGCGTGGAACGGAACTAGGTGGGTTGCTGTTGGTCAAGGAACAAATACAATTGCGTATTCCAGCGATGGTATTACTTGGACTGGAGCAGGAACAAGTATTTTTACTACTAGTGCATACGCAGTAGCGACAAATGGAATCCGATGGGTTGCTGGTGGTGGCGGAACAGCAAATAGTCTAGCGTATTCAAACGATGGCATTACATGGGTTGGATTAGGAAAAACAATTTTTTCAAATATTGCATTAAGTGTAGCGTGGAATGGAACCCGATTTGTTGCTGCAGGTCAAGGAACAAATACAATTGCGTATTCGTCTGATGGTATTACTTGGACTGGAGCAGGAATGGTTTTTTCACTCGCTGGTCGTGGTGTAGCGTGGAACGGAACTAGGTGGGTTGCTGCAGGTCAAGGAACAAATACTATTGCGTATTCGTCCGATGGTATTACTTGGACTGCTGTACCAGGTTCAACAACTATTTTTACAAGTGCTGCCTACGGAGTGGGAGGAAATCCAAATGTAGGAGCAACAATAGTGGATAGTGTGATTACCTTAAATGACAATATTTTGCCTAATACAAATAGGTTAGATATTATGTCTCAAAATTATTATAATACAGGATATCAAAATTTTTCTGTTAACCTTATTGGTAATTCATAATAAATTTATGGGATTGAAGAAATAAAAAGTGTTAATAAATACTTAAAATAATTAATAATTAATAGATGTATTTAATTTGTTATAAAATTAGATGTATTTAATTTGTTATAAAATTTGTAAAAATAATAAAATGTGATATTTTTACAAATTAGTTTTATTATAAACGATTGAATAGTTTATAATATTATTAATATTTATTTAAATGTATATATATAATGGCATTTACAAGATTTCATGATGATCCGGCAAGAATAACAAAACAACTTCAGCAACAAACAGACCAAGAAAGATGGTATTTAGATGTTCCTGGAAATGGTGATAAGCCTTGTTTTATATTAGATCCTCAAATAATTCCTCAAAAATGGGGAGGTAATTTGTGGACACATAGTACAGACATTCAAAGTTCTCTTTTAGGAATAGATAGGCAATTAAATAGAGATTGTGTAGATAAAAATAAATATAAACGTCAAACCTTATATGCTTCTCCAATAGATTATCCAGTATGTGATAAATTTTTAACTACAGAGCAAAGTAGAGCAATAATGCCAGCGTGGACAGCAAGAGATTTACAACAAAATCATGCCTATATTTTACCAAATAATCCACAATTGCATACAAAAATGCCTTTTGAAAACTATAAAAATACAAGAATTTTAGAAAAGGATAATTTTAAAAAAGAACTCCATACAAATAGTCAATGTTATACATTACCAACAGATGTATATAAAGTAAAATAGTGCATAAAGTTGTTTAAATAGTAATTTAAAGACATTTACACCTTTTCTCATTTCCTCGTTGGTGACTTCGGCAAATGCCCCCATTTACTAGAAAGTAATTAGTTAAATATGTATTACAATTAATATATATTTAAATAATAATTATTGTATTTTAGAATGTCGTGCTTAACATTTATCTAAATTTTAGTTAACTTCAGTGGTAATCTGTGACCAAATAATATCATATATATTAAAACAACCGATGCTATCAAAATACTTCTACGTTCAGCAACGTTATTTTGTTGCCCTAATCCGAATATCATAAATACGCATAGTATAATTCCAATTATTATCGAATGTAATATCATCATCCAGTGCTCCTCCATTTATATATACTATTTATAAATTAATTATTCCTAAAATATATATATCAATGTTTATGTTTTAATACTTTTTTTAAAAAGTATATATATAATATGGAATTAGCGATACCATTAGTAGCATTAGGCGGAATGTATGTTATTTCAAATCAAAAAAAATCAAAAGAATCCTTTAAAGAAACCTTTAACAATATGGGAATTAAAAGTAACTTACAAGAAAAAACTCCTGAATCTAGATTTAGTAATTATTTGCCAAATACAAATGTTCCTCCGCAAAATTATCCAATTATGAATAATAAGGAACTAATTGATAATGTTGAAGAATATCCTAATCCTAACGTGGCAACTGACAAATATTTTAATCAAAATATGTATGAACAAAAAGAAAGAGCAGGTGTTCCGGTTAGTAATAATATGCAAGAATTTTATTCTTTAACCGGTGATTATATGTCAACAAATATGTTTAAACATAATAACATGGTTCCCTTTAATGGTGGTAAACCAAAAGGACAAATTTATAATAATAATAATGCTGAAACAATTTTAGATAATTATGTAGGTAGTGGTTCTCAAGTTATAAAAAAAATAGAACAAGCGCCTTTGTTTAAACCTCAAGAAAATGTTCAATGGACATATGGTATGCCAGATATGAGTGATTTTTATCAATCTAGACAAAATCCAGTAAATAGAAATAATATGGTTAAACCATTTGAATCTATTCGCGTTGGTCCTGGTTTAGACAAAGGATATAGCGCAGATGGAAGTAATGGTTTTAATTCTGGTATGGAAGTACGTGATAAATGGTTGCCAAAAAATGTAGATGAACTTCGTATAGCAACAAATCCAAAACAAGAATATGATCTTAATGGATTACAAGGTCCAGCGCAATCTGTTATAAAAAATGTTGGCATTGAAGGAAAAGTTGAAAAATATAGACCAGATACATTTTTTATTAATACTCAAGATCGTTGGTTAACTACAACTGGAGTAGAAAAAGCAGGACAATTAGTTCCAAATTTTGTGGTAAAACCATCAACAAGAAATGAAACAACAACATATCAACATGGAACTCCAAATAGTGTTATAAAAACAGCAAGTTATGTTCCTAAATGTCATGAAGAAACAAAAAGAATTCAATTAGACGGATTTAATGTAGGGCATTCATTTGCGACAGGAACTGCTCCATTACAACATCAATCATCAGACAAAAGTCATAATAGTCATACAAATTATGAAAATAATCGTTCAGTAAATAAACAACCACAACCTTTTGGTTCTGGATTTTCTAGTGCTATTGGAGCAGTAATTAGTCCAATTATGGATATATTAAAACCTTCAAGAAAAGAAGAATATTCTTGTAATATGCGCATTTATGGTAATATGGTTGGTCAAGTTCCTGAAAACTATGTATTAACTCCAGGAGATATTACAAATACAACAATAAAAGAAACTACTCTTTATCAACCAAATGGGTATATTAATAGTCAAAAAGATAATGCTGGTTATTTAGTGAATGAACAAAACCCAATAGCAAATCAAAGAGATAGTGTTAATCATGAAAGTTTTATGGGGATGTCATCTAATCACGGAAATCGACAATATGACGCAGTTTATCGTCAAACTAACAATCAAGTAAAAGAAAAAAGTGTAGTAGCGCGTACAAATCAAGGGAATGCGAAACATTTTAATTCTCAAATGAATGTTACAATGTCAAAATTAGATTCTGACAGAGAAAATAACAGGTTATGGGCTCCACAAAGTATATTAAATGCAGGACCTTCCATGCAAACACACGGAAGAGCAAATATGCCACAATACTACGATAATTGTCAAGGTTGTGAACGCATTGCGCCTGATATTTTAAATGCATTTAAAGAAAATCCGTATACTCATAGTTTGTCTAGTGCGGTCTAATATATATTTACTGTATGTGTAAATACTTCACTAGAAGGGTCATTAGTATAGTGTATATTTTTTGTTACTAAAGAATAAGAATCGGTCCATGTGTTGGTGCCATTTGCGCCTAACCAGAATTCACATATAAATCTGCCATTTTCTACTAAATTAATAGGAATTTCAATTGGACTACACGAAATTAAATAACTTCCTCTTGCCCACCAAAAATTAAACCACATAAATCCATCTTTTGCAGGGAAAACCCCTGCTTTTTGTATTTCTGGAAAATTTTGAAAAATAAATAAAGTAGTATCCCAATCTAAGAATGTACTTTTAGTTAATTTTTGTTCAACCAAAGTTCTATGTTGAGATGTGTTCCAATTAACCATGCCTTTGCTATGTAAATAAATAAATATTTGATTTGGATTAATTAGAGCTAATTCTCTAATTTTTATTAAACCCGGAAACTCATATAAATTTTCATATACTTCTGTAATATGAATAGTATCATTAGTAATATGTTGTAATAATAATTTAGCTTCTTGTATTTCATTAGGGGGTCCTAGTAATACAACGTGTAGTGTACTTATTTTTAAAATACCACTATTATAAATATCTCTCATTTGTCCTGTTATAATATTTTTCCATTTTTGTCCATTATACAAATATGCATAATAAACTATATATATAGGTTTGTTTAAAATATGATTAACATTATGGTCATCAATATAATCATTTAAATTCTGGTTATTGTTTAAATTCTGGTTATTGTTTAAAAAGTGATAAATAGCGTTATCTTTGGTACATTTATATATTGTGTCAAATGTATCTCTATTAAATAAAATATATTTTTTCCAATTAAAATTATCTGATACATTACAATATTTTCTATGTTCAAATCTTCCGTGTTGTAAATAATGATTTTCTAATAATTGTTTATTAGATCCATACGCATTAAACAAATCTGGATAATTGTTTGAATAAAAAATATAATCAAACCCTTGAGGTAAATTATTCATGATAAATTTAGGTTCTATTCTTTATATTTAAATATAAATAAAAAATATAAATATAAATATGTAATATTAGAATATAAAAATACTTTTTCAATATTAAATAGCATTTAAATGTCATTAGACATTCATCAAAATATAAAAGAAAAATTAAAATACTTTTATTCGATTCATAAGATACCAAATATTATTTTTAATGGTTCTAGTGGGTCAGGAAAAAGTACTATTGTCAATGATTTTATTTCGTTAATTTACGAAGGAAATAAAGAAAAAATAAAGGATTTTGTAATGTATGTTAATTGCGCTCATGGAAAGGGTATTAAATTTATTAGGGAAGACTTAAAATTTTTTGCAAAAACTCATATTCATTCAAATGGAGGAGATACTTTCAAAAGTATAGTGTTATTTAATGGCGATAAACTAACAATGGATGCTCAGTCAGCATTACGTAGATGTATTGAATTATTTAGTCATAATACACGTTTTTTTATAATTGTTGAGGATAAATATAAATTATTAAAACCAATTTTATCACGTTTTTGTGAAATTTATATTTCTGAACCGGAATTAAAAGGTAAAATAATAAATTTGTATAAATATAATCTTGAAGAAACTTTTAAACTAACAAATTTAGAAAATCAAAGAAGTGATTGGTTAAAAAAAGAAATTCAAAAATCAATAAAACCAACAATGAAACATGAAGATTTGCAATTATTTGTAACAAAATTATATGAAAAGGCTTATAATGCCTTAGATGTAATAAAATTAATTGAAGATGGATGTTTTGCAATAGTTCAAGATAAAAGATATGAACTATTAATAGCATTTAACAAAATAAAAAAAGAAATTAGAAATGAAAAATTATTATTAATATTTGTAATAAATTTTACTTTTTTAGATAATAAAATATCTCTTGAAAATATAACCTTTATATAAATAAATATTTTAATTAGTTTAAATAATTAAAATATTTAATCAAATATGTTTATTATGGATGATTTTAATGTTAGTTCATTGCATGAATCAAAGAATGAGTGGGGTGCACGTTTACTTACAATATTAACTCCCCTGATTATTGAAGGGTTTAAATCTATATTTGACGAATCGTATAAACTTTGTAAAGATAACAATGAAACAGGCAAATATTTAATGACATTTCAAAATTTAATTTCAAGAATTCCAAAATGGAATGTAAGTATTATTGAAACAGAAAAAAAAAGAATTATTGATAAAAGCGGGTGTTCTTATTTAGAAGAATTGGTTACATGTATTCATATAATACAACTTAAATTATTAACAGCAATGCGTGTAGGTAAAAAACAAAAGAAAATTGATATTAATATACCAAAATTAGACGATTTTATTCACAAATGTTATATTAATGTAGCTAGAAAAATTTACAAAAATGTGTATCTATTTGAATTAAATTGCGCTTCTTTACAAACTCAAAAACATAACAGAGAATTGGAAATAATTGTTCAAGAATGTATATTAAATGCAGTAAGAGATAGCATTCCAATAGAAAGTATTTTAAAGGCATATATGGATGAAACAATTGAAGAAGATGTAATTGAAGAAATAAAGGAACAAATAATTGAACCTGTTGTTAATCATGAAACCCAAGCAATATTTGAAGGAAAAGATGGAAATATTAGTTTAAAATTTAATGATGTAGATTCAGTTTTATCGGGAGGTGGAAAAGAAGAATTAGTTAATGCTCCAAAAACAATTGAAAGACTTGAAGAAATAAGTGCATTAAGAAATATACAAAGAAAAATGGAAGAAGATGAAAATAATGATAAAATTAAAATTTTTAACGAAGAAGCACCATTAGATATGTTAGACATTCATCTAATGAATCCACCAGAAGTAAAATTAAATACAGATATTTTGTTAGATGATATTGAAGTTTTAGCTTAAATATTGATATTTTATAATAAATATTTAATGCGTTATTTGAAATTAAGAAAACTAAAAATATATTGTAATATGAATAATATATTTTTAGTAGCAGGAATTATATCAGTAATTTTTTTTATTTTTAAATTTTTAGAAATGCGATATATTAATATTAATGATGAACCAAAACCTTTAAAATTTTTAATTAGAGATTCTTTGTTAGTTTATATTAGTGTTATAATTGGTAGTTTTATATTAGATCAGTTAAAACCAGTAATGAATGAAATAGTTGTTTCAGAAGTTCCATTAGCATTTACAGATAATCCTTCTTTTTAACGCCCAGTCCATACTTTAACAACTGACTTTATAATTTTTTTTTTATTTAAATCATTCTTATAATCATCATAATTATAAGTAAATGCATTAGGAAACTTAAAAATCTCTCCAAACAACGACTTTATTTGGAGTAATTTGGGATATTCTTCACAAAAAATCAGTCCTAAAATTCTTTCTAAAGAACAACGATCTGTTCTATTGTAAATTGAATTCGCTAAATTAGTAATGTTGTATTTATTTTGTAACATTTCTAAAAAACTTAATTTTATGTAACACTGACAACCAAAACAACCATTGAAGGTATCATTTGTATTTGTATTATTAACTTTAAAATTAATAATAATTTCTTCTTTTTTATTAATTTTGTAGAATAAATTTTGATTATTTGATAATGCAGATGCTAACCGAAATGTATTAGGCAAGTTTTCTTTATCATATTTAAAATGCCAAAATGGTAGTACTGACATTTTAAATTTGGAAAAATCTATTCTTTTGTGGATAAATAAACTATCATGTATAATTATAGCATTTTGAAACCATTTATAATTTAAATAATAAATATAAGGAAGTAATTCGCCTCGTCCGGGATATTCTGATTGAATAATTGTTAAATTAGTATATTCAAAATCGGATTTTACAAATTCTGCCTTACTATTATCATCAATAATTATAATTTGTTTTAAAGGATAAAATGTTCTGATTAGTTTGACACATTGATTCCAGTATTGATTTGTTTTTTCTGAATTAACGTGTCTTGTAATAATAAATCCATAGTTTGACATTATTATAATAATATATAATAATTAACTAAATATAACAAGGCAATTCATCAATATTAATCATAATTTCATTTTTGATAATATTTTTACTTGAAACTAAAAATTTGCTAAATTCCTTACGTTCTAATTGTACTTGGGGTGTATGATTATGAACATATCGCGCAATCATTTTATACAATTTAAAATCAGGATAACGTTCAACTCCATTATTTTTATATAAAACATTAATCCCATTGTCATCAATGCACCATTCAACTATTAATTTAACCAACGGAGAACATTCATTTAAATTTTTAATTGTATCAAAATTATCAACAACATAATCAAAAATAGAACAAGCTAATCTACATAAATCAAAACTAAAATTAGGTTCTAACCGAGGTTTTTTATCATTAACATATGGTTCAGTATTATATTGGGTAGCCGCATCTCCGCCAGTTTGAAAACTATCACTACAAAATAATTTTCCATTTAATTTATATATTGCTCTTCCAAAATCAATTAATTTATATATTTTGCCAAATGTGGGAACTTTATATGTTTTTTTCTTATAAGTATAATAGATAAATTTTTTGTTAGTTGGAATGTACATAATATTATTAGTATGAAGATCATTATGAGTAAATGAAAACATTTTTTGATAAGTAATTAACATCATTATAATTTGCATTAAGGCAGAAAACCATTCTTCCTCGTTCAAAGATTCGTTAATAATTAAATCATCAAATGTATTTTCACAATTTTCTGTACATATAACTTGAACAGGAAATTTTGGAAATGTTAGTATGATAGATTCTTCTTCATCTTCATCTTCATATTCATCTTCTTCATCTTCTTCATCTTCATCATCTTCATCTTCTTGTTCACTAATATCTTCATTATCATTATTATTATTTTTAGTATTATCATCTTCCTGAATATCTTCTAAGTCATCCAAATCATTATCATTTGTATGAGATGACCTTGATGAACAAGTGGACCCAGATTTAAGAGTGTTAGATTTATTTTGATTAGAAACGTCAAAAAAATTAGAATCAGTAATATCTATTAAGTCAAGTCCGATTGTTTTAATATCTTCAAGCGATAATGATTCGCAAAAAATATTTTCAAATATATTATCATCAATAGATTGAACAGATAATACAGATTTTAAACTGGATGAAATTTTTAAAGGTTGTAATATTTTAACTTCATCGTGAGTCATTAAATGAGAATAATCTTCAACTTTAAATAATTTGTTTTGTTGTTTATTGAAAAAATCGGATTTAACTAAATAATCAAGGTCGTCAATAATATTAATATTATAATCATTTTTGATAGCTAAGAAAGAACCATAATAATCAAGTCCGTGTATAAATTTATGTTCATGTAAAACTTTGCTTGTTAAAAATGAGAAAAATCCATCAACAAATGAAGAATTATTAGGTTCATAAATTTTTGGATGAACTTTAACATTTTTATCAAATGATGGTAAATTAAATAAGTTGGAATCATTGTGATTGTATTTTCCAACTACATATTTGAATGGGTCCAATAATGGCGCCATTTTAATAAAAACTTTTTGTGTGGTAGACATATCATCATCCTCAGAAATGTGCTTAAGTTTGCAAGTAAATATGTTGTCTGGGTCATCATCATTATGTTTTAAATCTTTAATATCGGATATAGCCCATTGATGATTTAAATTAATAGAATTCCAATTGGTAGAATTTAATGCAAAAAATCTGTCATAAATTGGTATATAATTTTGAGTATCCGTAAGATTAATTTTCTTGTTAGTTTGAAACTTGTTAAATAAGTTAATATTCTTTCTCTTTTGGTAATTTACTGAAAGCGTCATTTGTCAATAAAAATATTTAATTAAATTATATTTAACTTATTATTTGAGAATATCCTTAATATTTCAAATAATTTATAAAATTCGTAAATATAAAATGTTTTAAATGTATAATATAAATATATGAATTTAGAGTTAAAAAGATTTGATATGAAAAATATTACTTTTAAGCCAAATGAATCCAAAGGTCCCGTTATAGTATTAATAGGCAGACGTGATACCGGTAAATCTTTTTTAGTTAGAGATTTGCTCTATTATCATCAGGATATTCCTATTGGAACAGTCATTTCAGGAACTGAAGAAGGCAACGGGTTTTACGGAAAAATGGTGCCAAAATTGTTTATTCATAATGAATACAATACTGCAATTATTGAAAATATTTTAAAAAGACAAAGAGGCGTGTTAAAACAAATTAGAAAAGAAATAGAAACATTTAGACGAAGTACTATTGACCCAAGAACATTTGTAATTTTAGATGATTGTCTTTATGATAATACATGGGCGCGGGATAAAATGATGCGTCTCCTCTTTATGAATGGCAGACATTGGAAGGTCATGTTACTCATCACAATGCAATATCCTTTAGGCATACCTCCTACGCTCAGAACTAACATTGATTATGTATTTATTTTAAGAGAACCATATATTGCTAATAGAAAGCGTATTTATGAGAATTACGCTGGTATGTTTCCTACATTTGAATCGTTTTGTCAGGTGATGGACCAATGTACTGAGAATTATGAGTGCTTGGTTATCAATAATAACTCAAAATCTAATAAATTACAAGACCAAGTATTTTGGTACAAGGCAGATGAGCATAATGATTTTA